AAGAGAAACCGCCATGAGCCGAAACTACAACCGCATGCCCATCGAGGCGTTCGGCAAGCACCTCCTTGACACCAACGAGCTGGACCCGATCTACGTCGCGCTGACGGAGTTCAAGCGCCACCACACACCACAGCAGCTGCACCGCTGGTTGATCGCCTACTGGTGCTTCTACAACGCGGGCTTCGCCTCCTACGCCAGCGAGGCGGCGGGCAGCGAGTTCTGGGAGGTGTTGGACGTGGCTGCCGCCAACACGGCGGAATCACCCACGCCCTACGGTGCGCGCTGGCCCCGTGGCCACGAGCGGCGCCACTTCCGGGGCAACGCAGCCATAAGCGCCGTGCAGAAGCTGGAGGAGCGCTACGGCTCGACGCCGGAGGACATGGTGACCTACTGCGCGGCGCTCGACGTGGATCGCGGTGTGGCTGGCTCCTGCCCGTACGAGCTGGTGGCCGGGCGCACCCAGGAGCACGCGCTGTTCGGCCCGTGGATCAGCTTCAAGGTCGCGGACATGGCCGACCGCGTGCTCGGCGCGCACGTGGACTTCTCCGAGGCGGAGGTGTTCATGTTCAAAGACCCGGTGGAGGCGGCGCTGCGCCTCTGGCGCGAGCGCGCTGGGCTGCCTGAGAACGCCAAGCCGAAGGACCAGGCGCTCATCATCAGCGCTGCGGTCCTCTACCTGAAGGATCACTTCTCGACCTACCGCGCGCCGCCCACAGGCGATCGCCCCGTCGGGCTGCAGGAGGTAGAGACGATCCTGTGCAAGTGGAAGTCGCACATGAACGGTCACTACCCGATGTTCAACGACATCATCGAAATCCGCGAGGGCACGAAGCCGTGGACGGCGCACAGCGCAGCCGCTCGCGTGTTCCTCAACTGCATGCCGGCGGCAGGCTGAGATGAACAACCTCCTCGTTTGGCTCTTCCTGGCCCTCTTCTTCGCCCTCGCCCTCCTCGCTGGGCTGGTGGCCGAAAGCCAGGGCGAGGAGTGGCTCACCTCGCGCGCCTGGCAGATCCACACGCTGACAACAGAACCGAGACGATGATCAGAACCGAGAACCTAGTGGTCGGCGCCGGCCTGTTCGGCTGCATAATCGCGGCGGCGCTGCGCAAGCGCAAGCAGCGCGTCCTCGTTGTCGCCGACCAGCGACCGAGCATGGGCTCGCGGCCGGCAGCCTGCCTCATGAAGCCCAGCTGGTTTGCGAGCGGCATCGCCAAGGAGGAGGCCACCCTCGCCCTCGAGCTCCTGGACAGCCTCTACGGCCTCCAGACGCTGCAGTTCGACGTTGGCCTGCGGAACACCAAGGTCATGACCCAGAACGTGCACTGGGTTTCGCCACGCGACGTTCTCAAGGATCCAGACGTGGTCGGCGTGATGAGCCGCTTCCGCGCAGTTCCGGACGGCTGGCTCGTGCAGACCACGGACGGCACCGAGTACACGACCAGGCGGCTGATCCTCGCCCTGGGCATCTGGCAGAACAGCTGGCAGCCAGACGTCTGGCCCAAGCTGAAGGGCCTGCACGGCATGGCCATGCTCTACCCTGGCCGGACTACGCCACAGCCCTTCATCAAGCCCTGGGCACCCTACCGCCAGCTGGTGGGCTTCAACCGGGGCGACGGGCTCTGGGTTGGCGACGGCACGGCGATCAAGGCGCACAACTGGACCGATGAGCACGCGACCGTCGTCGAGAACCGCTGCCGCAAGGCTGTCGGCGCGTCGCGGGAGGAGTACGCGCTGCAGCTCCATGGCGTGCGACCCTACGCCGACGACAAGCCCTGCCTGCTCCGCAATCCACAGCCCGGTCTGTGGTTCGCCAGCGGCGGCGCCAAGAACGGGACCATCGCCGCCGCGTGGGCGGCCAACCAGATTGCAGGAGCAGCCTGATGGCGAAGCGGCGCGAGGCGATCACCTACGGCGCAGAGCACGAGTGGGCCGACTGGCCGCTCGACCGCGCGCTGCCCAAGGGCTTCAAGCGCGACGAGCGGGACATCACCATCGTCAACAGCAACGGGGTCGCCAACGACCCGACTGGCCGACTCTGGCGGTTCGGTGGAGAGATCAACACTCCGCCAACGGACACGACAAGAGGGCAGGCGGATATCCTCCAGGCGCTGCTTCTTCGCTACCCAGAGGCGGTGGTCAATTACCGCTCCAACCTGCACATCCACATACGGGTGCCAGGGTTGCGCGAGAACCTGCCGGCGCTCAAGCGGGTCCAGGCGCACATCCATCGGTGGATGCCGGTGCTGCTGCCGGTCCTCGAGCCGGAGCTCTCCGAGCGGCCAGCTGCTCGGGTCGGAGAGACGTCAGAGGAGTACATCGGCGCAGTCCGCAGGTGGCGGCGGAGGCGCGTGTCACACGGCACGTTGCTCAAGGCGCAGCGCGTCGAGGGGCAGCTGGCCGCGCAAACGATCGAGGAGTTCTTCGAGCGCGAGGTGCCCAGGAGCAGCTGGGGCAAGCCAATGTGGCACGCGCAGCCGCGCATCTGCGTCAACCTCCGCCAGTTGCGCGAGACGGACACGGTGGAGTTCCGTCACTTCCCTGGCACGCTCTACGCAGACCAGATGCAGATCTGTCAGGAGTGGTGCGAAGCCTATCTCATGCGAGCGCTCGACGGCGAAGACTGCAGCGACATCAAGACGCAGTACGCTGGCCTGTTCCAGTCCTTCCCGGCCTACTCTCACTGGCACGAGCGACGCTACCGCGCGACGGTGCACGACGGCACCCTGACGCGCGAGCAGATCGCGGTCAACATCCAACAGATCGTCGACGGAGTGTTCGATGGCTGAGATTGTTTCGTTCAACGGCAACGCTGTCCCTGGCGAGCCGGAGAAGGGTGTCGTCGAAATTCTTGAGACGCTCCTGGAGCGAGCCAAGCGTGGTGAGATCGCGGCGGTGGCATACGCCACGTGCAGTCCGGCGTACACGCTCGCCACCGGCTGGGAGGGAGCCTCGGGCACGCGCCAGCAGATCTCCTGCGCCGTCTCCCTGCTCAACCACCGCTATCACCAACGCATGATGGAGCAAGACGCGTGAAGATCCTAGTTCTCTGCCACGGCAACATCAACCGCTCGCCCTTCGTCGCTGGACTGCTGCGCTGGTCCATGCACGAGATCCGTGGCGCCGGCTTCGTCAACCCAGGAAAGCGCGCGGCGAAGAAGATGCGCGACGCCGCTCCACCCCTGGGCGTTGACCTCTCGGAGCACCGGAGCCGTCTCGTCGACCAGGAGAGCATCGACTGGGCCGACCTGATCATCTACATGGACGGAGGGAACCGTGCCCGCCTGCAGGCCCTCGCCCCGGACTCGCTGCACAAGGCGCGGTGCCTCGCGTCGTTCTGCCCAGGCGGCAACGTGACGCGCATTCCGGACCCCGCCTTCATGGCGACCGGCTCCTCGGAGTTCGAAGACGTGGTGTATCTCATGACCAAGTGCGTCGCGAACCTGCTAACGGTGATTGCCGAAGGCAAGGCACTGACGCACACTGCCTAAAGAAAGGGAAGCCTGATGATAATCAACCTTCGCGGCACGAGTGGCTCCGGCAAGACGCACCTCGCTCGCCGCATCATGGACATGTACGGCACCAAGGTGTCCTACAAGCGCGAGGGCCGCAAGCAGCCGATCGGCTATGTCTACTCGCGCCGTGGCGGGGCGAAGCCCTCTCTGGCGGTCATCGGCCACTACGAGACCGCGTGCGGCGGTTGCGACACGCTGCCGACCAACGACCTGATCTTCGACCTGGTGCGCAACGCGCATGAGATGTGCCACGACGTCCTCTTCGAGGGCCTGCTCATCAGCAGCGACGTAAACCGCGTCGTGAATCTCTGGACCGCGAGCTACCCAGTGCAGGTGGTCGCGCTCAACACGCCGCTCGACGTCTGTCTCGACAGCGTCAACGCTCGGCGGCAGGCCAAGACCCCCGGCAAGCCGCCGGTCAACCCGGCCAACACCACCTCCAAGCACCGCGCCGTGCAGCTGAGCATGAAGCGGCTCGCGGAGGCCGGCGTGCCCTCCCACTGGCTCGACCGCGACGCCGCGTTCGACCACATATGCCGGACGCTGAAGCTCTAGAG